AGCGCCGCCGGCAACGCGCATCAGGCTGCGGTTGCAGCCTCATCCAATACGATCCAGCCTCGCCGCTGCGCGCAGGTCAGGCACCAGCCGCGCATCGGCACACCCTGCCGGATCAGCAAACCAAGCGGCCCAGCCACATCGTCGTTGTCGCCAGGGGCGATCATCATCACCTCGCCCCCACACGCGACACAGCGTAGCGATGCCAGCCAGCCCGTCTCAACAATCATAAGCCATACACCTTGCGACACATCGCTCGCGTCGTTTCATCAGACCAGTAGAAAGAATCGACGTTCGGCACCACGATCCCTGCCAGCACCTTCGGGTCGTCCGACATCTCTAAGAACCGCTGCATACGCTGCGCGATGTTGATCAACTCGGCAATGCGCAATTCGCGATTATCCACAGGATAAATCTCAGACTTCACTGGGGTGAAATAGCCGACCTTGGCCAAATGCGGCGTGGCATAGGTATATAAACTGACCTGCCGGCAGTGGCTGCTCGACGGCTCGGATGGCAGCCGCAAGGTAGACTTGATGTCCACCACGACCTGGTACTCCTCATACAGCAGGTCGATCCAGCCGACCCACGGCACTGGCACGCCGGGCAGCATCACCTCGATCCGCTTCTGCGTGGCCGAGGGCACCCCGCGTGGCCGCAGCCGCTCGATGCCCACCCTTACGATGCCAGGCACCGCCGCCCGCTCCTTCTCGACTCGCGCGTCGCGTGACAGCGCGGTGAGGTTCAGGAAGGTGAAGTCTGCGGCAGCCTGGCAGTCCTCGATCGACATGCTAGGATCGAGCAGCCCCGCCACAATGCCGGCCTCAGCGGCAGTGCCACGATGCGCTGCGGCGCCGACCGGCCCTGCCATCTTCAGCAGCCTCTCCATCACCCACAAGGCAGGCTCCGCGGCGAAGGTAGCGACGGACGAATAGGACAGATGGTCGATGTCGTGCCGCAGGAATGCGTTATTGATCACTGCCGCTTGCCTCGCCGGCTTACTGCCGCTGGCACCAGCAATAGCGTGCCATCCACAAAATCCTCACCGTTCACCGTCCAAGCCTCCTGATTCACCGTGTCCTCGATCAGGCCCCACCAAGATTCACCGACCCGCGTCAGCGAACCGTGCCCGCACGGGTTCTTGCCCCAGCCATATCGCTGCCAGAGCTGCACCAGCCCGTTATCCACGCCATTGAAATGCAAATGCACCACCCGCTCATGCTTGTCTCCGACGCCCAGCTCACCCTCGAAGTGGTCGGGGCCGACACACTTCATCTCCACCGCAATCATTTCGCTCATCCCAGCACCCGCTTTGCTGCCATCGCCAGTTGCCCAATCGTCAGCTTGCCCTGCCGCCCCGACACGGTGGCAGGCAGTCGTCGTGGCGGCGCAATCGGCTTGCCGCCTTTGTCCCACAGCAGCACCAGCACGTCCGCTCGATCGGCGGCGAGCACCGAGTAGTCCCGCAAGCCACTGTCGTTCGACACCGCGCCGATGCTCTGACACAGATCAAAGATGGCTTTGGACCAGTTGTCGCGATCACGGCGCGAGTTGATCGGCACGGTGATCGAAGCGTCGAAAGCGCCCAGGATGGTCGGCACTGCGACCAACTGACGCCTCGCCTCCCAGCCGGCCTCTACCAGCCATTTGGAATAAGCCGGCGAGCGTGTTCTGCGCCGGCTGCCAGGTTTGGTGTCCCACAGCGCATTTGTGCTGGGTGGGCATGGTAGCTGCAGGATGATGTCGGGCACCCGATCGCCGCTCATCTCAGCCCTCCCTGCCATCCCTGCGGCGCACGATGAAAACGCGGGACAAGTGCTCCCGGCACCATGATCGTCCGGGCGCTACAGGCGCGCCACAGGCTGTCCAGGGTCTGCCTGGCCCCTCGATCCACTGGCAGCGCCTGACCGGCGGCAGAGGCTCTGAGCGCGGCTGTGCAGGCATCTGGGGCGGCGCCCACGCCGTCACCTCCGCCGCTGCCTCCTTCGGCACCACGACCGGCGGCGGTGGATCGCTCAGGAACTGCCCTGCCCTGCCGCGCGCCCTTGGCTGGGTCGAGCTGTAGGGTGGACTCGGCAGCTTCATGCGGTGGATGCGCCCGACGATACTGTTCCTCGACCGTCCCATCGCCTCTGAGATGCCCTGCGCGTCCAGCTCGCGCGCCAATACCAGCGCGCGCAGCCGCTCGATCTCCGCCTCCGTCCACTCCGCCAAGATCGTCCGACCTCATGCCAGTTCCCGCACCCGCCGCGTCAGCTTCAGCGTCCGTAAATTGACGATGTGCGACAAGCCGCGCTTTTCTGCCGCCGTGAGCAGCGCCGGCCAGTGCTTGTAGGGCACCCCGGCATAGCTCCAGTTGTTTATGGCGCTACGCTTGGCGCCTGTGATGCTCATGATGACCTCCCGGCCACCAAAAGCCTGAAACATCTTTTCGGTTGTCATCCCCCGAGGATGCGCCCGCCCTAAATGCCTGTCAATCAGAAATTGTGCTTGCCACACGTCACAAAAAGTGCTCCATAGGGGCAGCAAGCAATCAGGAAACACACCGATGGCCGACTTCCTCGAAATTCTCTTCACCTCGATCTCCACCCCTGCCGAGGTAGAGGCTGGTCTGGCGGCTGGCGCTGCGATCGAAGCGGCACGCCTTTCCGCATTGAAGGCTGAGATGGTCGAGGCCGCTGCGGCATCACGCTGCACACGCTGCGGCGGGACTGGCCGCCTCTCTCAGTTCATGCACCGCAACAACGGTGTCTGCTACGGCTGCGGCGGCTCTGGCACCGCCGCCTAACCCCACACCCACACACAAGGAACACACCGATGGCTTACCGCATTACGAACGAAACTCTGGGCACCACCATCATAGTGGACGAGCTGCCTGCCGGCGTCAGCGTTGGCGTGCATGACATCGGCCCATCGTGGAACAACCAGCCGCCGCCGAAGTGCATCGTGGAGGTGGTGGACACGTTGGACTGGTCGGAACCCTACAGCGAGCCGGACCCCTACAACCCCGACAGGCGGGTCTGATGATGCGCGCACCAACGACCCACCGCGTGATCTACAATCACTTCATCTGCGACGCCTGCGAGACGGAATGGTGCGACGTGATGCTGGTCACCGCCGCCTCGTGGTGCCCTGCATGTGATGCGGCGATCGAGCCGTATGCGTCCAACGAGGTCGAAGAAGAGATCGCGGAGATCGTGCGATGAGCACAAGCGAAATACTAAAACTTGCGGAGGAAAGGATATACCTGATCATGGAGGTCAATCGCCTGCGCGCTGCGCTACAACGCATCAAGTTCATGAACATCAAGCCGGATCAGAAGTGCTGCGAAGATGCAGTGGCTATTGCCAGAGAGGCCCTGAAGCAATGACCGACGCAGCCTATTGCGATGCGGCGATCGAGCCGTATGCGTCCAACGAGGTCGAAGAAGGAGAAGGTTTAATGTCACACACGATGCACCCGGCTGTGATGAAAGCCATGCTGGCAATCCACAGCGCCCGTGCCACGCCGATCATCCCTGATGGCTGGCAGGTTCCCAACGGCTACACGCTGCGCGGCCCGCGCGGCAACAAGAAGGTCGTCAGCGCGGATGCTGACGGCATGGTGCCGGCGTTCGACGTGATCCTCTGGCTGGAAGGCATCGCCTACGGTGATGCGAAGCAGGCGAAGAGGAGGGCGGTATGAGGTCGGTAGAGCAGCTCTTGCGGGAGCACAACCGGGAGCAACAGCGGCGCATGTGGCGTCGCTGGCGCCGCAGCACGTGGTTCCACACCTACGGCCCGACCATCCTCGGCGGCGCGCTGATCCTGCTTCTCAGCGCTGTCTGCACCTACACCCTGGTCAAGATCGGCCCATTCTTCGACTGATCGAAAGGCAAGCGGATGGCCCTCAACGCCAACTGGACCCACGCTGCCGCGCTCAAAGGCATGGCCCAGGCGGAGCGTGCTGCCGATCCGGAATGGTGGCGCTACATGTTTGCCCTGATCATCGAGATCGCCCAGCGCAAACCTTACCTGTTCACCGACGACATCGAAGCAGAGCGCCGCAAGCGCGGTGGCCCCGAGACGCACGAGCAGCGCGCCATGGGGCCGCTGATGAAGGCTGCCAAGGATGCCGGCATCATCGCCCAGACCGACCACCTGGTCCCTGGCCGGTGGGACAAGCGGGTCTGGGCCAGCCAGATTTACCGCGGCTCAAACCAGCCGCCTCGCCCACGCCGCCGGAAGCCGATCGACCCCCGGCAATACGAAATGCTGTCTTAGAAAGGTCACCCAACCAATGACACCAGCCATCCTGGTCATCGCTGTCGGCGTCGCCATCATCCTGGCGCTGCTGTTCCTGTTTCAAGTCTTGGTGGCGCGCTGATGCCCCGCACCCTGCACGCCTCGATCATCGTCACCCTGCCGGAAGACGAGTTCGCCGCCGCGGCGATGATGACGACGATCCACCCGCACTGGGCCAGCTTCACCAGGGCGATGGAGGAGGCCGGCATCAAGTACCGGCAAGAGCTGACCACTCAGACCACCAAGCCGCGGGTGCAGCGCCGCGTTAAACCGCCGCCGCACATCGCCTTGGCTCCTACCTCGCCGCCTGATGAGGATGACGCGGCATGATCCACATCGCGATTGCTGTCGGCCTCGCCATGGCCATCACCCTGTTCGTCCAGCACCAGCGCGACCGGCGCGCCGTTAGGCGAACGTGGGAGATGCTGCACCCGCCGGAGCCGAAGCCTCCCAGGTCACCCATGCTGGCCTGGAGCTGCGTCGGAATCGCTGCCGCGATCTGCTTCGTCGTCTTTAACGCGCTGGCGTCTCACTAGGGCGCCAGGCGGTTTTCCTGACTCAACAGCTCGGCCTTCCTCGCTTCGTTCAGCGCGTTGATCTCAGCGTCCACCTTCGCCGCCTTGCGTGCCTCCCGCATCGGGCGGGTAACCTGCCACGCGGTAATGCCGGCATTGATCAGCGGCTTGTCGGCATAGAGCGCGCCGGCATGGCCCACCACGTCGCCCAGCTTCTGGAACGTCTTGCCGACCGGCCCCATCCCCTTCTTCGCTGCGCTGTTCAGCAACTGCGTCGTTGGCGATATCCCCTTAGTCTTCGCCTGCATATCAACAGTATGCTCGGTAGCCAATTCATTCCTGGCATTTACAATCGTCTGTATCTGCTCATCGGTCAGCGACTGTGCCTCATGCCTGGGCTTGCGGTGAGCGTCCGCAATATCCGCTACCAACTGATCCACCTTTCTGAACACCAGGTTGCCCTCAGAGTCCCATAGGCTCTTGTTGGTGCCTGGGCGATACCGTTGCAGGAAGTTCTGCTGATCGATCAGCCGTGACCTGGCAGCCCACTCCGTCCGGAACGTGTCCCACTTCGGCGTGCCGGACTGCATCACCGGGTTCAGCTCTTCCACCAGGTCGGTCAGGACATGCCTGATGGCCCGCACATCCTTGGCAGCCGTATCGGTTCCGCTGCCCTTTTCGAGGTGGTCCGTCATGTTGTCGCGCACGCCCTGCAGGCGGGACGGCAGCGTCTCGATGTTGCCGTCCTTGTCAAACAGCGTCCGGTGGACCTCTTCCAATATCCGGCGCGGCCCGCCGCGTTTTTCGAGCGCAGCCAGCTTGCTTTCGACGCTCTTGCGGAAGCCATCCAGCAAACCAGGATCGACCGGCTTCTCGCCGTCGAACACACCAAGCGCGTCGGGTGATGCCTCCTTCCGGTATTCCTTCGCCTCATCCAGAGAGATGCCGTCGCCCATGTCGCGCCGTATGGCGTCGGTCATGCCATCGTGGCGTTCTTTGTTGATGGCGTCGAAGCTCTTGCGATACTGGGTGTTGCTGCCGTCGCCATAGTAGGTCTTGTGGTCGAGCGCATACTGCGGATCGTAGTTGCGGAACGCCTCGGGGCGTGGCGGGATGCCCTCGAAATATACGTTGTCGTCGCGCATCCCCTGCGCCCGGTCCCACGCAGTCTGCGCCCGGTCCTTGTCCAGATAGGTCACCCGCTCTCGCTTGGTCTGCTCCGGTATCGGCTCGGTGGTTGCCGCTGCGCCGGCTGATGCGGGTGCCGGTTGCTCCGGCGGAGTCTCGCGCGCTGTCCGTTGCTGCGCTCCCCATTGCTGCGTCCAGGCATCGAAGTCGGCGCGGCTCTTGATGGCGCCCTGGTCCATCGCCGTCTTGGCGTCGATGAGTATCTGCGATGGCTTGCCCAGCTCGGTCGTATCGCCACGCTGGAGCTTGTCCCAGAGCATATCACGCAGGTTGCCGCCGATAGCCTGTGCAGCGCCGCCCAGGTTTTCCAGGCCGGTCGTCTGGGCGGGGGCTGCCGGCGCCAGCGCGTTCGGCTCGGGAGCAGGCGCTGGTCCTGGCTGCGGTGCCAGCGTGTTCGTCTCGTCCACCCGCTTGATCGCGTCGGTGATCTCTCCCAGCGTAACCGGCCGCCCCAGCTTGGTGCGCGCCTGCTGCATGGTGTGTGGCCCGGTAACGCCAGGCGGGCCGAACGGGAACGCCTCCGGCAGTGCTGCAACATCGCGCCCCAGGCTGGGAGAGAACGGCGCAATCTGCTGGTATGCCGTCTCCTGCAGACCGTGCAGCAGCGCATTACCGGCACCCATGGCCCCAGCGATGATGTCGCCACCGGGTGCCACGATGAAGCGGCCGAACCCATACGGGTCCATGTTCTCGATCGCCGACCGCGTCGATTCCCCCTTTTGATTAACCCAAAACGATGGGGTGTCTTCCCACCCCTTCCGCATCGCATCGACGACTCGCACGCCTCGCTGACTCGGCTCCAGCGGAGGAGGCGCTGGCATCGAGCTGCCGCCAGAACCGCCCTGGTCACCCATGGCATCACCGGTCGTGTATTCGCGCGGAGGCCCTGGCGCGGCCGCTGGTGGCGCGGCTGTCGTCGTTGGCGCTGGTGTCTGCAGCGCCGGATCAGCCAGCACCTGGTCCTTCGCTGATGTGCCAGGCTTGGCGGGTGCTCCGCCGGGATTCAACAGCGGGTCAGCGAGCACCGAGTCCTTGGCTGATCCGGCAGGCGCCACAGGCCTGACTGGAGCCGGTGCGGGTGTCGGCGCAGTGGCAGGCGGTGGGTTGTTGTAATCTGGCGCCGGACGACCAGCCGCCGCTGGCTGCGCGCCACCCTGCCCCTCGTCCTGATAGCCGAGTATCTGGCCAAACCTGGTCGCCTTGTTGGCGACGATCTCGGCATACCTGGGGTTGACCGTGTTGTAGCCGCTCTTCACCAGCGCCAGCGCCTGCTGTGCCGGCCCGCCCGCTGCCGCGACAGCCTTATATCGCGGCGTCTGCATCAGCGTGACAAACGCCTCGCTGGCAGTCTCCACGTCAGGGTATTTCTCGACATACTGCCGGCCGCTCTTATCCACCGGGCTGATGCCAAAGATGTTGTTGCCTGACACCCGCGCCCCGCCGCCCGTCTCGGTGTCCACGATGCCGAGCACGACGGACGGGTCGAGGCCGGTGCGCTGCGCTATATCGTTCGCCAGCGGCGCGTAGGTCAGCAGAAAGTCCTGGGCCATTACGGCATCGCCTGCGAGCTGCCGCCAAGGTTCAGCCGGCGTACCAGGTCAAGCGATGACTTGAACCGTCGCGCGTCCTCCTCCGAACCTTTGGAAATCTGCTCACGCAGATGCTTGATCTGGGTCGGGTTGTATAGATCGACGGCGAACGCCCGAGGATCGAGGTCGCTGCTGTATTTGCCGACGAAGCGCAGATAATTGCCGTGCTGCGCCCGCTCCTCCGGCGACAGGGCGTCCCACGCCTGCGACGGCGCCAGGCGCATGCGGTTAAGTGCGACGCCCACCTTCACCATATCCTCGCCGGACAGGTCGTTGATGGTGGTGCCAGCGCTGCCTTTCATGCTCTGCGCCAGCATCGCATCGGATCGTGCCGCCAGCGGATTGCTCGACTGGATATTCGCCAGCCACTTCTTCAGCGAGTCGGCGCGCTGCACGGCATCATCGAGCGGGCCGACCGGCACCCCGAGCTTGGCCAGCGGCGTGCGGATATGGCCGGCGACCGAGGTCCAGAAGTCGGCGCCTGGGCCGGTGACGGTCCCCTCGCCGTAGTTTTTCAGCGCCTGGGTGAACGGAAGCTGTGTGGAATGGTAGTCTGCGGCGAACAGCCGGTCAGCGGCCAGTCTCTCGGCGCTTGCCTTGGATGTGGCCTGTTCGTCGTAGCCTGGCCCGCCGAGGGTGAAGCTGGCACCGGCCACCTGGGGGCCGCCGCGCGGCGCTGCTCTGGCCTGCTCCATCCCTGCCAGCATCGCATTCACATCACCCGCTACAGCCGGTGATGGCGCTGACGGCGCGCCTACACCGGGCGCCAGCGCGTTGACCGAGGCCACCGGCACGCCGCCCTCCAGCGCTGATTGCGGACGGGGTGGCGCGACAGGGGGTGGCACAGGCGGCGTGGGAAGCGCTCCAGGGGTGCCGATCGCCGCGCCGAAGCCTGTGTTGCCAGTGGGTGCCGGAGCCGCTGGGGCGGCTCCTGGGGCGGCTCCTGGAGCCGCTGGCGTGGGCGCCGCACCTGGCACCCGTAGCAGCCGCGGCGGGTTGGCAGGACTGGCCACCTGACCATCTCTGGTGACGACACCCGGAGCGCCAGGCGCTGCACCACCGCCGCGCACTCCGGGTGGTAGCAGCTTACCGTAGCCGCCGCGCTGGATCATGTCGGCGTTCGGCACGTAGATCGTCTGGCCCACCGCGGAAGCCTTGCCGTCCTTCACATCCTGCTCGTTCGCCGGCACCGAGGTGAAACCAGTGAGGTTGCCAGGGTCCACCGTCCGATCGATGGCGCCTGGCCCCACAGTCAACGCACCTGCGGGTTGGCCGGGGCTGGGCTGATGCACCGTAGCCGCAACATCCTGCCCGCCGATGTTGGTCTGCGTCGTCAGGCCCAGCACGCGCTGCAGCTCCGACAGGTTGGTCAGTCCGATGCGGAAAGCGTTCTGCTGCCGCTCGGCCTCGGGCATCGCCAGCCACCTGGCGCGCTCCCGATCTATCTCTTCTCGCGGCACCCCGTGAGCTGCAAGGTTATCGAATGCCGCATGCACGTTGGCGTCTCGAGGGTCTTTTGCCACAGTCATCGCCGCCGTGCCGAGCAGCGCCATGTGACCGGCGGTGTTGTTGATCTGTGAGCCACGCAGCGCCGAGGTGTCCTTCAGCGCCGACATCATGCCCATCGAGGCAGCCGGCGTTCCGGCAGCAAGCCGCTGCGCCTTCTGGTAGTCCACGTTACCGTTCGCGTCAGTGGCCTGCTGCAGGATGTCGCCCCACGCCTGCTGCGCCTGCTTCTCGCGGATGCCGTACATGGCCGACGCCGCCTGCACAGCGCTGTTCTGCGCTGCCAGCGGGTTGAACTGCGGCGGGTTGGCAATGCCCTCCAGCACCGAGGAGGAGCGGTTCGCCTGCAACAGCGCGTTAAGGTCATCGGCCATGGTGTGTTTGCCCCTTAGCCGGTTGTCATCAGGCCGTTATCGACATACCCGCCGGTCCCGACCTTATCCATCAGTTGGTTGTATTGATTGTAAGCCATGTAATTGTTCGCCGCCCCGGTCAGCGCATTCGCCACACCCCTGGTGCCGGCTGCGTTTGCCAGCCCGGCAGATTCCAGATACTTGCCCGACTGGTTCGCCAGCGCGGTGCCCTGCGTGCCGGTCTGCGCCGCAGCGTTTGCTCCCAGCGTCGCAATAGTACTCAGCCGATTGAAAGTGTTGGTGATGTTGCCCTGCTGGCCCGTGTTGAGATTCAGGTAGTCCTCGAACTGCTTCTGCCGGATGTCGAACTGGGTCTTGTAGGTCGAATCAGCCAACCCGCTGGCGTACGTCCCGGCCCCCTTGAGGCTGGCGCCACTGACACCGAGGCCCCTTGCGGCCGCCGCGCCCTGCACTGCCTTCAGCCCCTGCGCCAGGTTCCACTGATAGCCTGGCGTCTGCTCCAGCTCGTTCTGCGTCATGCGCCCCGGTATGTTCTGATACGCCAGGTCGATGTAGTCCCGCCCGCCCGCTGTCGGCCCCGCGGTTGCCAGGCTATAGGCTGGCGCCAGGGCGTTGACGCCGACTTGTCGGAATGGGTCCAGATCACTGCGGGTAATCTGGTACATCATCTTCTGCTGGTCGGCGGCGTCCTTCGCCCCGCTCGCCGCCTGTGACGATCCGAACAGCGATGCGCCGGCGCTCAGAACGCCCGTGCCAATTATCGCAGCAGCAACCATGTCAGTCGGTCCCTAACCACTTGGAGTGATACATTTCGACCGGAGCGAACCCCAGCCGCCGGAACAGCGGCGACGCATCGCGGTGCAGCTTCGCGCCGACAAACCAGCGCTGCACGCCACGCCGTCGTAGATCGCGCTCGACCGCCTCGAACAAGATGCGCCCGTTGCGTCCGCGCCGATGCTCCGGATGCACGAAAAAGATGTCCATCGTCGCCGTCAGGCACGACGCGTAGTGCAAACCTGGAGCGATGAAACCCCAGTAGTAGCCGATGATCCTGCCGGCCTCACGCAGCACCACGATCTGCAGCTCGCCGGCCGCATCGCGCGCATCGTAGACATGCCATTGCGGCTCAAGCGGCACCCGGTCCTTATCGAGCGCCAGTTCCTCCCAGTGCAGCGGGAGCATCGGCAGCATCTCGTCGATCGTCGGGCGCCACGGCTCGGGGGCCGCAGTGATCATCGGCGACAATCCACGAGTAAGTGCAAGCGAGCATCGGCGCTATTATTTTCCACGGAATGGACCTCGCGGTGCTGGAACCACCACACGTCACCCGTTTTCATACAAATAGTCTCATCGCCGCAGTGATACAGGCTGCCAGGCAGCCCCTGCAGCACGACATGAAAGCGCATGCCGTCGCTCGCGACATAGGCGCCGTCCGTATCGGCGTGCGGTGCGATGCGACCGCCAGGTTGCAGGCGGGTGATGATAACGCGGCCCAGGCTTACCGCCTCGACCCGCCGCATCAGGTCGAACACGATCGGCCGCACCTGGGGCAGCTCCTGCCAGGCCGGGTAGAACACCGGCTCCATGTCCTCCAGCACATCACCCAGATGGTCCGGATCAGCAGTCTTCTCCGGTGCTGAGAACCGTAGCAAAATGTCGTCCACATCAGTGTGCGGCGTGCCGGTGTAGGTCGTCCGGAAGCGATGCGCATTCCACAGATGCGGATGCGTCTGCAGCGCCAGCGCCACCGGCATCACGTCCAGCCCGTTGGCGATCTGCTCGAAGTTCTTCATCACACCCCTGCCACCGGGTTCCATGTCCCTGCCCCACGTGAAACATACAGCGTGGAGCCGACAGCCCCGTCCGTTCGCGAATACAGCGAGCCGATCGGCGCTGTGCCGGCCGGTGCTCCGGCGCCAGACCGCCACGTCGCCCCGCCGCTTGTCCCCACAGTGCCGAACGTCGCCGTGGTGCCCGTCAGAGGCCCCGTGAGCGTCCCGCCCGTCTTAGGCAGGGCCAGGGCGTCCGCTGCCGTCCGTGCCGTCACCTCGGCCGTGTCAGCCGCCGCACGCGCGCTCGCCTCTGCGGTGTCTGCCGCCTGCCGCTCACTGCGCTCGGTGACAACCGCACCGGACAGCGCCACGTCGCCCGCCTGCCTCGCCGCCACCTCCGCGTCGAGGTTCGTCTGCACCCCATCGGCCGAGGCTCCCGGCGCACCGCCTGTGCGGACATAGAGGCTGGCGAAATAAGCCCTCCAAACGGGCAAGACCTCCCCCGTCGCCTCATCGAGCAGCGGGCCGGAGGGGAACTGCGCCCGCAGGTTCGGCTGCGTCGCCACGCCTCAGTAGCCCGTCGCGGTGTAGACGAAGGCGGTGTCGATCGCCGGCACAGGGTCAGCGCCAGAGCCGCCCGTAAGCGCCCAGCCGTGGCCGGTTGCGCCGGTTGTCGTCGGCAGCGCCGGAAAGCCGCCCGTGTCGGTCAGCTCGACATAGTAGAGGTTGGGAAACGCGCCGGCCCCGTGCGCCTGCACCGTGAGGCACTGGGTCGGGAACGGCGAGGAGAACGTGCAGGACCAGATGCCGCCGCCATCGGTGGTGAACGTGCCCGTCCGCGTCTGCACCGGGCCGCTGATACTACCGCCGATACCAGACAGCGCCGCCGCGATGGCTGCCGTCACGAAGGCCGTGGTGGCCAGCGAAGTGTCGTTGTCGCCAGGTGCCGGCGTCGGGGCCTTCGGGTCGCCAGTGAAGACTGGATCGGCCTTCGGCGCCAGCAGCGCATCGGCCGCAGAGCGCGCCGCCACCTCGGCTGTAATCTGCGCCTGCAGGCCAGCATCGGCCGACGACCGCACCGACGCCTCGGCCGCAACCGCCGTCGCTATCAGGTCGTCGATGCCGAGCAGATTGACGGCATCCGCAATCGTGGGCGCCTCCACGATCGGCTCCATTGCCGCACTGACAATCGTGGTGGCGCCGATGTCGGCGACCAGGTTGCCGGCGGCGTCGCGGATGACAAGCCGGTACTCGCCAGAACCATACATCAGGCTGCGGCCGGCAGCGTCCATCACCACCGGGTTGGTCGCGAACGCCAGGCCGTCTGGATCGACCCAGGCCGCCTTCGGCGTGCTGGTGCCAGGCACGTAAGTCTCGATCGTCCCGCCGGCATACGGTTTCCCGTCAGCGTCGGACCACTGCAGCAGCGGCGTGAGAATGGGTGCGGCCATGCTTCAGGTTGTCCCCGCTGCGATCCAGTTGTAGGCGACCGAGGCCGGATGCACAGCCATGTCTGCCAGCGGGATCGACGCCCAGATCGTAAAGCCCGTTGCGGTCGCGTCCACGGCCAGCCAGAACGCCGGCAGCGACGTGCCGCGCACCGTGGCCACCACGACCGGAGGCGCACCGAAGGGCGTCGGGAAGGTGACGGCGTGCGTGCCTGTCCCGTCCGTCGCGGCGTAGCCGGATTGCACCAGCGGCGCACCAGGCGTGCCGTCGATCTGGTCCTGCAGGTCAGCCTCGGCTGCCGTTGCCCGTGCGATCTCAGCATCCAGGTCCGTCCGCAGCCCCGTCGTGAGGCCGGTCAACACGTTGTCCGCAGCGATCCTGGCCGCCTGCTCGGCACTGTCAGCCGCAGCCCGTGCAGACGCCTCTGCGGCAATCAGGTCGTTGATACCTAGCGCCTCGACCGCATCGGCGATGGTCGGCGCACTGACCACAGGCGCCATCGCCGCACTGACGATGGTGGTACTAAGCGCGTCCCACACCAGGTTACCGGCAGCATCACGCAGCACCAGGCGATACTCGCCGTCACCGTACCACAGGCAGCGACCCGCAGCGTCGAGCACGATCGGGTTGGTGTTGTACGCCGCCTGGTCCGGATCGATCCACGATGCCTTGGGCGTCGAGGTTCCCGGCACATAGGTTTCGACGGTGCCGCCGGCATACGGTTCGCCGTCAGCGTCGCAGAACTGCGGCTGCGGGATGAGGATAGGAACGGCCATGATGGTCCTGGTCCTAGCTTTGAGCTGGCGTGACTTCGATCCAGCAACCCTGCAATGCTGTGGGCATCGGCACCGACCACGAAATCTCGAAGTTCCGGTCGCGGGTCATGCCGAGACGCTGCCACAGCAGGCTGGTGCGATATTCGCCGATGTCGCCGATCGACTGCGACACCGGGCTGCCCCACGCATGGCCCCTGTCGTCGCTCCACCGAAGGCTAACCAGCCGGTCGTGAAAGTCGGTGGCGGTCACCGTCGTGCGTATCGTCTGCCCGCCCATCCAGGCCCAACCGCTGGAGAACGTGCTGGTGCCCTCGACCGGGTTAGGCGCGCTCGCCCCGGCGTTGAACGTGCCGCCGTAGAACATCGTCGTCGTCTCGCTGTCGAACTGCGGGCCATTGGTGCCACTCTGCGCGAACACGCCACTGAGCGGCTGCGTCTCCATCGTGCCGGTCAGCGTATTGATGCGGTAGGACGTGGTAGGGCCGGCACCGGCACCTGGATTGCGGAACATCCACAGCGTGCCGTTGATCCGCGAGGTTTCAAGCTCCGACGTTGTGGTGCCGATCGCAATGTTCCACATCACCGCCGCCGTCTGCGCGTTCAACTTGAGGACGTGGTAACCCTGCGCGATGTTCTGCGTGCCCACCATCATCAGCACGTTGCCGTCAGCTTGGTCGTAGCCGAATGAGTAGAGTGTGATCCCCGTCCAGGCCGGATCGACAGCGGAAACATCGAGGCTGCCGACCGTCGTCCAGGTAATGCCGGGATTGGTTGCCGGCCAGGTCGCCGGGTCGTAGCTCGTGGCGCTGGCGGCGATGTCGATCCGATAGAGCGGGATACTGGGCTTGATGGTCGTAGTGGCGTCCCACGACAGGAACACCGAGGCAGAGCTGCCACCCGACTTGCCGGCGATCATGCTGCCCCGGTTGTTGGTGGCGCCCGAGACAATGGCTTGCGAGAACCCGGTGTGTTCCATGGTATCGACCCGGAACCCGGAAACCACTCCGGAGAAAATGCTGTACTTGATGAACCCGAAGGTAACGCCGTTGCACACCACGCCCGTGAGGCGGTCGGCTATCGTTACCCCTGTCGGATAGGGCAGGAAGCTGCCGCTTAAGGCGCCGAACGTATCGACCACGGCAAAGGTGTTGGGGTCGTGCTTGGAAATCGGCGTGCTGTTATGGGGTCCGTCGCCGCTTTGCAAAATCAGGTAGCCACCGATCGGATCAACAAAGCCACCGCCAATCGCCCACAGAACGTCAGGATCAGGCACGGAAACCGTCACCAGCGGGGTCTGCGTTTCCAGTGCGGTGGTGTATTTCTGATAGCCGTGCTGCCCGACGATGTAGATAAAGCCGCGCTCCCAGTCGATGAACGCGCCGCCGAAGTTAACACTTACCGCGCCGACATTAACGCCGTTGAGCTGCGCAATGTTGGGCAGCCAGGTGATGATCTTCTCTTCAGTGATGACAACATCACCCTGCGGCGTCGTGCCAGTCTCCATGTCGGCGATAAAGCTGCGGTAAAACACCCGCTTGCCCTCGGCGACCAGATGCGGGAACGAGCGCAACCGCTTGATCGGCTGCCCGTTGTCGGTGAACACCGCACGGTCCAACGCATACAGATTGCCGTTCTGCCAGTCACCCACGACCAGCGTACTATTGACCGGCCAGAAGCAGTTCGCCCGGTGCCGGTGCTCGTTGCCGTTGCTGTCGATCCACAGCCACTCGTGCCATAGCCCCGTCGTTATATCATGGACCCACGTCTTGTCCGCGTGCGGGAACGTGAGCACGTAGAACGTGTGCCCACCGAGCTGGTAGCAGAACCCGATCGCATCATCGATGCGCACATACCCGGCGATCTCCGCCTCAATGGCATACGTACTGATGCGCTTGGTTTGATACCCCGCACCGTGGATAATAAAACCCTGGCCTTGTCGGTCGCGGGTTAGCCAGAATATCCCGTTGTCATAGTTGGCAACCGAATACTTCGCCGCGATCCCATGGTCGATGAAGACGCTTTGCACCTGTGCGAACTGCGAGCTGCCGGCGCCGATATCAGTCGGTCCCGCGTCATACCACACCTCGCTGGTGCGCTCGCCGAGCAGCCATATCTCCCGCTTGGCGACGATCAATGTCACCAGCATGTCCGAGTATGACTGCTTGTTGGCGAAGTCGAGCGAGTCGAACGTCAGCGCCAGCGAGCCGGTCCAGTAGAACTGCGGCGTGGCGGGCTTGTTGAAGATGAGGAAGGTGTCGAGGTAGTCCACGCGGGTGGCGCCGCTGAACATGGCCGCTGGGTCTATGATCTGCGCGAACGTGTTGTCCGCGAGCGTCACCTTCCACCCACTCGCGGTGCCGTCCACAATCACCAGGTCCAGCCCGTTGTCCGCCATGGACACGGGCGTCCGCAGCCCCGGCGTGATCGTCCCGAGCAGCGTGCCGGTCCAGTCGGAGACGTTGATGCTGTAGACGTTGGACCCACTGACGACGTAGACGCCGCCGGTCGTGCATTGGCGGATGCCCCGTATCGGCCCGGTGCCGATCGCGGTGGTGCCGAGCCTGCGGAGGCCAGGCGTCGGGTAGTGCGCCGCCGGCATCGGCTCGCCCTGCGCTTCAGGCACCGGCTCGCTGTACAGGTTCACCGAGCGCTGCGCCGAGGCGATGACGCTGTGCGCCAGGTAGGCCGAGCCGGTCAGTGCTACCTTTGCCATCAGGCCATCACCATCACGCGCACCGCATCACCCCCACCACCAGGCACCACGGTCGCATCAGCCACGCTGGCCCAGTGCTCGATGAGAACCTGTGTGGCCCACATCTCGGGCACACCGCTGCCCCACTGCTCCATCACCGTCTGCGTGGCCACCATGTTGGTGACGATGCTGACGCTGTCGTCCCAGCCCGACGTGAAGCCGGCGGGCACCGCTCCGGTGAAGGCGGTCGCGCCGAAGTTTGCGGTGATGGAGTTGCCAGAGGTTTGGAGGAAGACGTAAGGGTAACAATCGATCCCCTGCCCCAAGCCCACAGCGCCGATGTCACTCCCCCCCACACCAGTCACAGGGTTGCCGGTATTATTCCAGGCACCAGCGGCGCCAAGGCGGAACCAGCAACGGCGATTGTCAAGATCGATGGCACAACAGACCACGCTGCTGGTTGTCACCGATCCACCGATCGACCCATTGCCACTTATTTGTGTACCGAGATAGTCCATCACCAGGATGGTGCCAGACGCCGCCTGGGGGGTGGCGGACGACGGTGGGCCGGACACTCCCAGTGTCGCCCTGGCGGACGCAAAACCGAAGGCCGACGTTGACGCCTGCGTCGTGGTGCTGGTGTATTCGATGTAGTACTTGCCGCTTCGCTTTGGATGCGCCCCCCGGACGCTCTGATTCCCAGCCCCCGCCGTGGCGATCAGGTTGCCGCCGGTCAGGTTAAGGCTGGCGCTCTTGTCGGTCGTGCTCCAGGTCGAGACGGCCGGGGGTGCAGCAAGTCCAGCCGTGAAACCAGATGGCACCGCGCCGACGAAAGTGCTGTCGCCGAAATTGGCGGTGACCATGCCATTCGGCGTGGCGTTGTTCGACGCATAAAGGCCATATGCAGCAACCCCAGCGCCAACAAACGACACCGCAAGGCCGCCTGTTCCCGTTGCCGGATTAGCAGTCCCTGAGTTGTTCCACTGCCCCGCCGCCCCATTCCTGAACCAGATAAGCTGCGCGGTCAGGTCCAGCGCCATGCAGGCGACATTCCCGGCGCTGAACGAGGGAAGGGCAAGCACGCCAGTGGTGCCGACATAAACAGTGCCGGTTCTGACCACATAAGACACTCCGGCTGCGCCACCGACCCCGATGCCGGTCAGCAGCGCCGCCAGAGTCGCGATGCCGCAGGCGGAATTGCCAGCGTCAACGAATGTGTATTCCCAGTAGTATTTGCCCGTGGCTGTGCCGTAGACGCTACGCGCGCACTGATTGCCGAACTGGTTGGAGCGCGCGGACAGATTGCCGTTGCTGAGAACACAATCGGCAGTCTTGTCAGCCGGGTTCCATGTCGTGCCGGCCATCAGGCGATCACCGCCGGCCCGATCGTGCAGGCCGACACCGCCGCCGCCGTCCACGCTGTTGAGGTAGCCGGGTCCGTCGTGTCCGTCCGCCAGGTCCAGCCGAACGAGGTGGACAGTGCCAGCGTCGGCGAGGCGACCGTGGTGGCGCCCGACTTGAGCTGCACCGCGCCGGTCCTCGTCCCCGCATCGCTCTTCGCCACGAACGCGCGCGTGGTCACCGCCACCGTGCTCGCAGGCGTCGAGCCAAGCGCCGCCACGGTGTAAAAGTCAGCATGCCCCGCCACGGCGTCGTAGACGTAGCTGGTGGTGCCGTCCTGCAGGGGTTCGTTGACGAAGTCAGCGTTGACGGTGGGGGTGATGTTGACGGTGTAACCAACCGCCGCAACGGGACTCAGACCAGCGGGGTTAGCTACCGGGAACGTCGCGTAAATCCCTGCCCCACCAGCCTTTCCGGTGGTACCGCCCGTAACCGCGTAGCTGACCAAAACGTCACCCACCATGCCGACCCAGTATGACGCACCCTTCACGACGGTGACCGGCGTGACGAAAGTCAGCGTGTTGTTACCCACAATCGGATTACTGATTGTCGTGGCTGATCCAATTACAGCCCCAGGGCTTCCCGCGTTATCGGCGAAGATGGAACACTTGAGATTGCCCGTGAAAGCCGTGTTGATTGAGATAGAGATGGCACTGAATGTTCCGCTGAAAGATGGAACCAAAAGCGAGTATCTCGGAGCACCCCCGACGGCGGACGAGGAGGTAGATGTCGAGATGGAAGCGGAGAACGGACTAGGCGCCCGCGCGAACTGCACACTCGCATCGCTCGCTGGCATCCGCGTGTAGCACCGCACGTCTCCGACCCACGGCACCGACGCCGCGTCGCTGCGCCAGAGGAGGTCGTCGATCTGCTGGGCGTTAAAAACCGCACTCATGGCCACAGTCAGCTTGTTGGCATAGGCATTTGCACCAGGGCGTGTGTTGATACCAGTGGTCGAGTGGTCGTCCGTCGCGCTGCCGTTCTTCCTGACTTTGAACGACCCGGTCGTGTTGTTGATGACAATCTCAAACTCGAACTGGAACCATGTGGTCTGCGCGGTCACTGCGCCCGCATACGTCGCCAGCACTGTGCCGCCTGGCGTTGCCGACGTTAGCAGTATCGCACCATCACTGCGGAATACGATGCAGCATTGATTTGTGGCGCCATCGGCGAACTGGAAATACATAGCGAGTGTGGTGCCACTTAGCGCGGCAGTCTGACGAAACGCGACGCTGAGATGATGCACGGCATCGTTTGTCGCGCTGCTTTTTACTAATGGGGTGGGAGAGGAGCTGTTCCATTGCGCGGCCTGACTGCCAGCAAACCTGCCAGCAACCAGACTCAATGCCACCCCAGTCCCACCGCTATCCCAGTAGCCCAACGCCATATCTGCCGTGGTGGCGTAGCAATCCCAGGATTCGCCGAAGATGTAGGACACCGCTACGTCCTCGCTGCTAGGATAGTGACCGCGCAATCCGCGAGAGTTGCGTCCTGCACAGCCGGCGCCACCATCTGCAGCACGTCACCGACCGCCAGCGAGCCGCCAGCGCCCGCCAGCGTCGCACTGGTGTTGCTGGCGCTGGTGATGGTGATCGTGCCGATCGACGTGGTGCTGCCGCCGCTGATCTTGTTCAGCGTGAACGCCGCATTGCTCGTCGTCTTGGTCGAATCATACACCATGGTGCCCGCCAGGCTCGCCGGCACCGTCATCGCCATAGCCACCGGAGCGTTGGCGACAGCGCCCGCCGCAGGCTTGCCGGCGAAGGCGAAGGTCACCGGCACGGACTGCACGCTCGGCGGAAGCTGCGCAAACGTGGCCACGCCAGTGATCGCCGCGAACGACACCGCAGGCGCCGTGAGTACCACCGTGGAGGCGCTTGTAACGCGCCCCGTGGCGTCCAGCGTGAGCCTCGGCACGTTGGTGGCGTCGCCATACGTGGAGGCCACCACACCGCTGTTGGGCAACCGCGCGACCGACAGCAGCCCGCTGGTGATGTTCGCCGCGTTGGTGGTGTCCTTCGTGGCAGAAGCGGCGATCGTCGTGCCACCCAGCGCGACCACTGTCGGGTTTGGATAGATGCCCGACAAGTCGCCACCCGCCGCCGCGCCCGTGTTGTCGCCGGGTGGCCCCTTAATATTGCCTGTCTTAACCCAGCCCACAGCTATTTCCTTGCTCTATACCGTGTGGCCCAGGTAACCTTGCGGCCCCAGGAAGGAGGAACGAGGTGTATCTGACGGAACAAGAGGCGGCACGCTTTGCCTCGAAAAGCAAAAAGGCCAGAGATTGCCTGATCTGGCAGGGTCCATTGGACAAGGACGGGTATGGCACTTTCTACCTTCGCCGCATGAACCGCCGCGCTCATCGCGTCGCGTGGTTCTCCATTCATGGCGATCTGCCGGACGATCACGTTATCAACCACGTTTGTCGGAACCCGTCTTGCGTAAATCCACAACACCTTCAGGCAATCACGCGATCTGAGAATGTCATGCGCGATAGCGGCGCCATCACATACATCAACAGCCAGAAAACCCATTGCCCAGCCGGTCATCCTTATGATCGCATCTACAGCGGTCAGCGATATTGCTCTATTTGCGAAGCGGCAAAAAAGAAGCGGCTCAGAGCACGATGGCGAGCAGAAGACACACTGAATGTCTAGGTAAACAGCCAGATGTCGCCAGTGGTAACATCAAGATATGACGTGCCAACGGGCGCAGGGCCGGTCGGCGGCCCGCTCCCTTGCAGGAATGACGTTCCCGCAGGGCCAGCCGGGCCAGAACTCGACTGGATCGCCGCATTGAGAGCCGCCGCCGTCAGTATGTCGCCTGGCTCCCAGGGATACAGGTTATCGGTCATCCCAGCACCGGCAGGCCAGAATCGAGCACGATCACCGACTGGTGCGGCCCGACGCTGCCACTGATACCACCCTGCCCCGAAGCAGCCGTCGCCAGCCCTGCTGGCATCGACAGCGTGGACATCCGCGCATTGTTGGCCTTGATCGTCGCCTTGGTGCCCATCAGCGACGCGACGTGCGAGCGGTTCGCCGGCAGCCCGTAGTTAAGCTGTATGCGCAGCGCCAGCTCGTAGCGCAGCGCCATGATGTATTCGAGCGGCAGCCCCAGAGGATCGGTTAGCGCCGTATAGGCAGGCAGCGCGTCACGGTAAAACACATGCAGCTCATACTGCCCCGCCACCGGCACCGGCCAGAACGTCAGCATGCCGGTGGGGTAGTCTGACTGATACCAGACCGCCGCGGGGAACGAGGTCAGGTATTTCAATGAGATCGTGTTGTAGTCCGCCTGGCTGTCGATGATCGCCATCTGGTAGTCCACCGGGCTGGTGCTGGCTGTGATCGCCGGCACGCTGCCCTGGTAGGCCTGCCGCGCAAACGCCGAGTCCAGCCGCGGTGGCCTGTCCGGTATGGCGTAAGACGCAGCGCCCGTGGCCGGAATGATCAGCTCGACGTTGCGCCAGCACATGAACACTTCCTGGTTCCAGGTGCCGGCGATCTCGCGCAACAGGTCGAGCGCGTCGTTGGCGTCCTCGGCCAGGGGAGTCTGACCCACGCCGACCACGCCCGAGGTCTTGAGCGCAGCGGTTATGATGTCGCCTGCCGTCTCGATCATGGCGGTGTTCCGTAATTTGCTGGCATGCTAAATTCGCATCAGCCAGCGCATGTGGATGACCTCCCGCTGCCTGGTCAGGGGCGGATACCCCGACAGGCCGAGCGGCGTTTCAGCACCGCTCGGCCATCACCCCATCCCTTACAGCGGCTCGGGATAGTTGCGCCGAATGCCCTCGTCGGCCTGCACCGAGTTGCGCACCATCGGCAGCCCCTTCTCCGCCAGCTCGCCCATCTTCGCCAACTGGTTGTTGAACCGCACGATTTCAGCCTCGGTGTGCGTGCGTGCCGCATCAGCCAGTTCCGGCGAATCGAACCACTCGCGCCGCGGCCGCAGCCTGCTCTCCTCGCCAGGGTCGGCGATCTCGATGCCGCCATGCACCGGGTGGAAAAGCAACTTGGGGTAACCGTCCGGATGCGACTCGGCGTCCTCAGCCATGAAATCACTGGCCTTGGCGCGCTCCGGCACCTTGGTCTGGGCGTATAGCTGCGCCGGGTTGGCTATCCGGGTGGCGTCATCCGGTGCCTCACCGCCCACCATTCGGCCGCCAGGATGCTGGCCCTGCTGCGCCTCGCGCTGCCGCCTCTGCTCTTCTTCCTGGTGCCGCTTATTGCCGTTCTTGTCCTGCTCGCTCATTGATCGGTCCTTTCCTGCCGCGTGCGCGTTACCGGCTCGATCACCTCGGCGATGGAACCAGCCGCCTTGCGGATGCGCATGATCTCATCGAGATCACCCTGCTCCGCGCCAGGCTTGGTCGCCGCCCCCTTCTGCCCCGGCTGCACGTTGGTGGTCTTCTCAGCCTCCGGCCGGTTCTGCTGCGTGGCGCTGTCCCGGCTGCGTTCGTCGTTAGCCATATCAGTAACTCCTTGGGTTGATCAGAGCATGTCCGGAACGCGGACAGCCCACTCGGGACGCACCCACTTGTAGCCGTAGAGCACGTCCAGGCGGGTGATCATCTGGTCGTTGATGCCGTCGTAGAAAGTAATCAGCCGGATGCTCACGCCGTTGTAGCTTTCGCGATACGCCTCAACGACGCCCCGCGTCGGCATCTCCATCGGCACGATCGCCAGCGATACCGCCAACGGGTGAAAGATGAAGTTGTTGCGGTAGATTTCGTTGGTCGGCGTCAGACGCACGATGATCGCGCCAGCGCCAGGCGATGCGCTCACCGTCTGGTTGGGTGCAGGTGCCGGACCGGCGAGCGGCGGCACCAGCGGCGGGTAGATCGGCAGTGCCGTGGCGGCAGGCGCCACGTCAGCCGTCAACACGAACTGCGCCAACTGCCCGGTAGACACTTTCGTCACCCGGTTGACCGCATAGACGCCAGCGAAGGTGATGATGTCGCCCTTGGCCAGTCCGCCAGCCGGCACGGCACTGACCGTGATGGTCGAGCCGGACTGGCCGGCACCACCAACGGTCGGCATCGTGGCCGCCGAGCTGGTGGTATGCGACAGCACGGTTGGGTCTTGCGCCCAGTCCATGCCCAGCACGTCTTTCTTGATCATGGCGGTCTCGTACTGGTCGCCAATCTTGCTCTGCTGATTGAACAACCCGCTGAAACTGCCGACCGTGCGCGCCATGGTGATCGGGTCGAGGATGGCGCGGCGCTGACCGCGTGGCGTGCTGATCTTGTCGAGCAGCGCACCCGCTGTCGCCCAGGTGTTCAACGTCGGCGAGATAGTGTTGCTGCTGCCATCGACGTTGCGCACAATGTTGGGGATGGCTTCAGCGCCCCTCATTATATCGACGGCGATGCCACCCACCAGCGTGTTGACCGCCGGCTGGATGACTCTAACGTCGTAGTCCTGCATCGACATCGTGCGCTCGACCATGCTGAACGCGATGTCCACACCGACCTGGGTGGCCACGGTGAAGGGGGAGGTGGACTCTGTGGTGCTCTGTGCAACCGCGGTCGGGCCGGAGCGCAGCACGTAGTCGTTAGGCAGCCTGATCTGGATGGTCGATCCGGGTTTCTGCCCTGCTACTGAGGGCGATCCGAACTCATCCTGCCACTGGCGGTCCACCATCTGGAGGAAGGCGTTGGAATTGCGGAATAGCTCGAGTGCGCGGCGCACCACGAGGGTCGGCGTGATTAAACTGTTGGGCATAGAAGCGGCTCATTTCCTGTCCTTTCGGTTGCTGGAGCACCGTCACCCATGGGGTTCTTCGGCGCGCAGGAAGGAAGCCGCTTCCAGTCGGTTCCGGGGCTGAACCACCCCGAAGGCTGGTGAGCACGAGGCCCACCAGCGCAGAGGGATCACGCCCTCAGTCGGTTACGCACGATCAGTGATATCCGCCGTAGCGGACGCATGCAGGAACCGCTGCAAGTCGGTAGGCACGTTAGCGGCGCCAGTTCTGCTTCGAGGACCACTGCATGTAGTTGTCCATGTTCCCCGACTCAGGGTCTGCCGCCCCTCTCGCTCGTCCAACCGAGGGTGGCCGGATCGGCGCTGGCACGTTGGAGACACGCGGCGGCGCCAGCGTGGGTGCCGCCCTGGCGTCTGCGCCCAGCTTGGCGATGGCGAGCGCCATGCGGTGCGGCGGCAGCGCCAGAATGCGCTCCGCCTCCTCGGCGTTCTCCGCCAGCTCCATGATGGCACGCGCACCGCCCTCGGTGTCCATCGCCACATCGCGCAGAATCTGCCGCTGCTCGTCCGACGCCAGTGCCGCGACGGTGTTGCAGGCATCAATGAACGGCTGGCGACCGAACTGCTTGCGGCCGCCCTCGTCCCACTCGTGGAAACGCTGGGACTGCTGCTCTTCGGCAAGCTTCTGCGCGGCCCGCGCCTCGACCATCTGCTCGAACTGCTCGCGCGTCAGTTGCTGCGGCTGGCCGCCGTTCTGCTGCTGCTCATACTGCTGCAGGCGCTGCTCGAGCGCGTCAGCACGCGCCTTCTCGGCGTAGCGCTGCTTGGTCAGGTAGCCGATGCGCTGCGCCTCACGACGCCGCTCGGTCCGCTTGCGGTCCTCCTCCTGCTCGGCCTCGGTCGCCTCCGGCTTGTCGCCGTCCGCGCCATTAGCATCGACCGCCGCCGCCCGCTCCTGCGGCTGCTGCAGCGGCTGGGTGGCGTCCTCACCCTCCTCCATGGCAAGCGACTCGGAGGGGACATACGGCTGCTCTGCCGGAGGCTGTTGGGTGGTTTCACTCATCTGATTTCACTTCGTCTGCTCTGGTGGCCGGCGGCGCTGATTGAGGGTCAGCCATGATGGCGACGGCGAAGACACGCGCTGCGGATTGCGGCACCGGTTTGTCGCGGGTGCCCGAGCGAAGCTTGAGCCAGCCGATCGCCCGCCCAGTCTTCTCCGGGACCACCACAGCCGTCCCCGGCACCACGTTGCTAAACATGATCTCGTAACCGTCGAGGCCCACCAGGTCGTTGTAGAACACGCCGTCCGTGCTGATCTGGAAGGTGAGCTGCGCCCGGTCCCATCCCGCCGGCATGGTAATCCGCACCACCCGGCCGGCGGAACAGTCCAACCCATCGGACAGCGACGCACGCGCGGCGATCGTCGGGCCGTTCAGAACTTGCAGTGGCATGGTGATCTCCGGTTATCGCTCACTGAACCATCTGTCCGTTGCCGGGGCCTGGAGGCGCCGCAGGGGCGCTGCCGCTTGCCGCACCCTCTGCTGGCTGCGGCGGGTTGGCACGCGCCTGCAGCGCGCCCTGCAGCTCCGCGTGACCATACAGGATCGGCTCCAGCTTCTGATCCAGCATATCGGCCACTAGGTCGCGCACGATCACCTGCAGGCTCATCGGATCGACCGCCCCGACCGCCTTAAACCGATCGGTTTCCGCCGAGTAGTCCTTGATGATCAATTCGCCGGTCTTGTCCTTCAGTTGCATTTGCATTGTCGCAACCTGCTGCTTCAGCTCGGCGATCTCCTTGTCCGCCTTGCCCAGCAGCTCCGATGCCTCCTGCTGCACCTTCTGCGCCTCTGCGGTGATCATCTGCACCTGTGGATCAGGCCCGCCCGACTTGTATTGCGGCGGCAGCCCCTGCTTCAGCCGGTTGGCCATCTCGTCAGAACCGGGGAAATCCGCATTTTTCGCCCAGAAATCGCCAATAACTTGAAAAGCAGCGCCATTCTGCGCAATCACCTGCGAGAAAGCGTTGAACGCCTCCTGCCGCTTGGTGGCGAACGACGGCCCCACATCGGCCACGACGCTGTATCGGCCGATCTTCGGGTTGAACACCGTCCGCATCGCCTCCTGACGCGCCGTGTCAGGGTCTTGCTCGCGGTTCATCGGCGGTTGTGCCGGCGGCATGTTCGGGTCCGGCGTGGTCTGGTGCGCCTGCGGCGCGTCAGGGTCGATATGCACCTGCGTCTGCGTGCCGTCCTCGCCGAAGATCATCAGCGCCCGCTTGCTGTCATACACCTTCGGAATCAGGTCGAGGATGATCCTCCCGGTGTAGCGGATCGCCGACGCCAGGCGATCGATCACATGATACGTCGCATTGTCGCCCTGCCTCTGTCTGGCATTGATGGCCACGCCCGATGTCTCGTTGCTCGGCTCGCCCATCACCGCCTGATACTGGCCGGTGGCCATCATCATCTCGGCCTGGCTGATCCGCAGCCCTTCCATATACGCCGCCGCCATGACCGGCGGCTGCGCCCGCTGTGGCGGCGGAATCGAATTGCCGTTGGCGTCTATGCCCTTGTAGAGCAGCACCGCCTTGTTCTCGGTGTTGGCGTTCTCCCAGTCCTTCTTGTGCGGCTCGATGCTCTCGGCAACGCCGACAAAAGGCGCCTTGGTCTGCAGCGCCACGAACTCGGCCGCCTGCGAAGTGTACCAGTTATACAGCCGCTGCGGATCGCGCAGATGCCGCACATGGCTGACCCAGTCCAACTGGCCGTTGATGATCACTTCCTCGCACGGCACCCGCACGATCGGCACAAACCGGCCTGGCCAGTCCTTGCGCTCGACAATCTTCTTGTCAGCGATCAGGAACCACTCAACGTCAGGCTCGGCGACATCCCGCTCGGCCACCGGCAGGATGCCGAGCTGCGCCAGTTGGTCGAGCAAACCATCCGGCATGCTGCTCACCCGCACGATCGGCCCCTTGTCCGGGTCCATGCCCTGCGCCAACTGCATTGCGACATCCGGCGGGAACATCTCCAAAGCCCGCACCGGCAATTGCACCAGCTTGTCGTGCTTCTCGCCGACCCGGTAATACTCGAGCACCTCGACGTGCTTATCGTCAGTGCGATAGCTGCGCGCCTCGCCGCGCGAACTCAGCGCGGCATTGTTCAGATTGACACTGTCTGGATCGTCGTCGCTGTCGCCGTATTCCGCCTGGAACTCATCCCGCGTCATCTCATAGAACAGAAAACCCCACTTCGCATCCGACCCATCCGCCTGCTGGATGTCGGGGTCCAGGTAAACCGAAGTCGGCTCGGGAACGCGCTTGATGTAGATTTCCTGATCGAACGTGTTGTCATGCGCGTAATCCACCAGCACGCGCCAGTAGCCGATTCCACCCATCACCTGGCAGTAGGTCGCGTTGGCATACGCCTGCTGCGCGTTGCTGATGTATTCGATGTGCCGGATGATGCCTTCGTATATCTGCGAAGCCTCATACGTGGCATCGTCGCCAACCGGGTTGATCCTGATCTGCACCGGGTTCTGCCGCGCGTCGTTGATGATCTGCAGGCAATGCACGCGCGTCTTGTTAACGGTCAACGTCGGACGACCGGCTGACTTGCGCCCGCCGCTGATGGTGTCGGTCCACTGCGCCATGTTGTCGTCGTCGCCGTTGGCGAACTGCACGTCCTCGATGTAGTGGCGATGCGCGACGGACTGATACCCGTGGGCGTAGTCAAACCGCTCCTGCGCCTCATTGACGATATCTTCGTCCGTCTCGGCTTTCTTACTGCGTGCCATCCAACCCTACCCGAAAAAACCTGGTGGCCCTGTCAGCCAATCGTTCCAGTGCGTGGCGGCCTCAGCTTCAGACCAGCCCATGCGCGCGATCACAGCGCGCCACTGCTTCATCATGGCGTCATACCGCAGCGATTCTGATGCCCTGGAGAGGTCTTGTGCGATCCGCCAGCTTGCCTCGAGCGCCTCGCGTTGCGTCCGCGCCATGCGCTCCTGTTGCGACTCCGCGTCCCGCTTGAGCTGCTCCTGCCGCTCGTATTCAGCAACCCGTTGCTCGTATCTCTGCTGTTGCGCAGCCAGTCGCTGCTCACGTCGCTGCCGCAACTCCGCGGCCACACGCTCATGCCGCAGATGCTCCCTCTCTGCCTCACCACGCCGCCAGCGCGCCGGATTGTGCAGGTAAGCCGCAGGGACATCGGCGGTCAGTTGACCGAGGAACGTCTCCCACATGCTGTCCGCACCGACCGTGCCGCAGCGCCGCACCTCGTCGCAGATATCGAGCGTTGCCAGCTCCAGCTCGACCTCAGCGTCGAGCGCCGCCTCTTCGACCCTGGTCGCGAGCGGGAAGCGCCGGATCACCTCACAGCCGCATCCAGTCTGCCTGCTTGTCCCCCGGCATCGGGTATTCCCATGGCTCCCTGGCCACCCGCTCAATCGGCGCAGGCTGCTCCTCACGAGCACCGAGGCACAAATACCGCGCAGCATCCGCGCCATGGCTGGCGTGGTCATGCACCGGCGATGAACGCCAGGTCTGCGCCGCCTCGGCCCATTCTCTGCGGTAATGCCGCAGCGCGTTGATGCCCTTGGCGCAGCGCTCGGCGTCGAACCACGCCCGCGGCAGCACCAGCCGCACCGCGTTGATCCCGTCAGCCACACTATGCTGTCGCACAATGCGCGTGGGGTTCACGCCGAGCGAGTGCAGCGTCTCCGTTCTGGCCTTGCCAGACCCCAGCTCCCGCACCTTGGCGTCATGCGGCAGCAAGTGCTTTTCGTAGACGTAGGGCCGCTGCTGGAGCAGGCGCACATAGTGGTCGAGTCCGACGCCGCTGTCCTCGATGTAGTCTATCAGCCTCCACTCGCCGCCGCGAGTGATCTGGCAGCACCAGATGGCGGTGGAATCGTCCACACCCAGATCCCAGGCGGTCCATACCTTCAGCGCCGGGTCGTGCGGCACGCTGGTGATCCGACCAGCCCGCTCCGCCTCGTCCATCAGCTTGCCGTAGTAGCTGCCCGAGTTAGGCGCGTTGAACGAGCATTCCAGCTCCTGCGCGAACTCCTCCTCCGACATCTCGGTGCGCAACCGCGCAATCGCCTCGGCCGACAGCGCGTTGGTCTTCGTGTAGTCCAGCAGATAGGCGCTGTGGCCCTCGGTGACCCTGGCCCGGTCATACGCCGCCTGCAGCACGCCACGCCCCTTCGGCGTCCCACTGCGCACCAGCGTGCCGTCCCGGTCCGCCAGCATCGGCTCGATCACCAGCGGCACCAGCGAAGGTGGCGTGTCGTCCGCCTCATCAATGATGCATTCGTCAGCGTAGCCACCACGCCACGAATCTGGGTTATCTGCACCACCCGCCTGGTAAATCCCGCCGTTAGGTAGCCGCACCAGCATCTCAGACCGGCGCACCGTGGCGCCGGGTATCGCGTCAGCCGCACGCGTAAGCTGGTCCCATAGCCCCGTCCGCGACCACATCACGCCGTAGGGCAGGATATGCACCACACGCGGCAACGGCTTCTTGTCGGTCAGTGCCCGCTTCAAGCCGCGCCACATCAGCCCGGTCGATTTACCGGCACGACGATGCACCACAGCGACGATGCGCGGCGCCCGATCGTCTATGAGGGGGCGCTGCCACGGTCGCGGGGCAAACGGCAGGGTGATGGATTTACGCTCAGGCATTGCTACTTCACGTCGTAATTCTTCTTCATCTTCGGCAGCGCCTCCGGATCACGAAAGCACTCCGGCACGCCCATCTCATGCTCGCCGTTCCAGTCCTCATCGGCCGGCAGGTCGCCCTGATACGCCATCGCCTTCCACGTCTCGCGATTCAGCGGCAGGCCACGCTCCAGCATGGTCTGCAGCGTCGGGTCTTCCTCGGCATAGCGCGCGGCGATCTCGCGCGGCACATCGTCGCTCATTTCGGTTTCTCCTGCTTGCGCCAGACCAGCTCTTCCTTGACGAACTTCTTGCCGATCTGCTCGCCCACTGCATCCTTCCCGCGGTTGGGCACAAACCCCAGCCGCTCATAAAGCCGGCGCTGGTCCTCCCGCGCCACCCTGCCTCGCGCCGCGTCACTGGTCAGCACCACCGGGTTGCCGCGCGCCGCCGCCTCGTCCTGAATCTGGCGGATCACCTCAGAACCGAAGCCCTTGCGCTGCGCAGAGGGGAAAATCTCGATACTGGCGATGCGGGTTTGCGTCTCGCCGTGCTCAACCTTCACCTTGCCGATCGGGTTGCCGCCCGCCGTGATCGTGCCGTCGTCCGCGATCGTCACCTCAGCGTCCTTCTTAGCCGGCGAAACATACCACGTTGGCGGGTCGATGCCACCGGAATGCTCCAATATTTGTGCTCGGGCCTGCTGCGCGGTAATCCGCCCCTCACGAAAATCCTGCCAAATGGCTGCGTTCTTGGCGACAAACGCCTCGTCCCGCTTCTGCTCGGGTGAAAAGAGGCCCCTGACGGCCTCCCAGGCGATCGACTGCACCTGGCGGGGCAACAGGCCCAGCTTCTCCGCCGCCCGCCGGTAGGCCTCATGGTGGATCGCATAGCCCCCCTTGGAGCCGGTGACGATCGAGGAACTGCCACCGGTCCCCAGGCCGAAATCGACCACAGGATGGCTCCCGCCCATCGGGCGCAGATGCGTCGCGTTGATCGCGTGGGTGTCGATCGTCGTGTCGCCCCAATCGCTGTTGGGGCTGATGATGTTATTGAAGAACGAGCGCACCTTGTGATTGCCGCCGAGACTCTTACTGAGGGTCCGCAGGTCGTCGGTGTGCAACGCCTGCAGCGCCTTCCTGATCTCGCCGAAACTGCCCCAGCCAATCTTGCTCGGCGTGCCGTCAGCGTTGGTCGAGGCCTCAGCAAACCCGCCTTCCGGGGTGACGATCGGGTAGTCTTTTGAATTGTGCGCCTCGTCATAGGCCCTGGCGAACACCGCCTGCGCGTCCGGGTCGTTGATCTCCCGCAGAGGCCGACCACGACGCAGGCTCGACAGCGTCATCTCCAAGCTGTCAGCCGATTTCTGCTTGCCGAAGTAACTAACCACCGCCTTAGGCGGCTTAGTGCCGTTCTGCACCGCCTCCTGCAACGCCGCGGCGGCCGTCTCCGGCGTAAAGCCTCCCTTGGCCAGCGCTTTGACGTTCTCCGCCTCGATCTGCGCCTGGTAGGACTGCGACCAGGCCTCCATCTCCGGCGACCAGCTATTTTCCTGGCGGTTCTTGATCACATCGACCAGGCGCTTGCCCAGATCAGCGTTCTGGTACCAATCTTTTTGCGGGCTTAGGTTCGCCATCAGTGCCGCGATCTGCCGCGGCGTGTAACCCGTCTCCGCAGCGATCTTCAGCGCGATCTCGTGCGCCCCGTCATACCACCTGGCCGCCCGTGCGACCGTCTCCGGCCCATATCGATCGCGCATGCCGTCATGCAGGAACAGCAGGTTATCGACCATGTGCTGGATGGTTTTTTCCACGATGTTGTCGGGGTTGCGCATCCCCTTCACCGGCAGATCGGGGAAGTCCCCGTCGCGCAACAGCATCGCGTTCTTGTCCCACGCCTCCTTGGCGCGTTTCGACGCCTCCAGGCTGACATTTGACGTGGCGACCGTGTGCGGATCAGCCTCGCCAGGCTCGATGTTCTTCTCGGCGCGGGTTGAGACGCGGTCCTGCTCGCGGATGCCCTTCAGGATCGGCGTGTCCGCCATCTCCCCCGCAGCTTTGGCCTCCGCCGCCGCGGTCTTTGCCACCACCTCAGTGAGCGGCACCGCGTCGGCGGGGCGCACCACGCCCATGGTGCGGTCGATCGCCTCGTCCAGCGCCGTACGCTGCACTGCCCTGGCCTCGGTGGCCGCCAGGCGGGCATCCCGCTTGCTGCCGCCAAACGCGTTCAGCACGTCAGCGACTGGCCGCTCCAGCGGGTTGACCAGGGAAGCCAGGGCCAGGGTGCCCTCCGGCGTCACGCCGCCCGTGCGCGGCCCTTGCGACACGTCCCAGGCACCCTGCGCCAGGCTGCGCAGGCCGGCTGGCAGGGCAATCCGCAGCTCGCCGGTCGCATTATCACGCGCCATCGGCAGCACATCGCCGTATGTCGTGTTGGCTGCGGGCGCCAGGGCGTTCTGCACGGCAGCATCGATCGCCGCATCGCGGGCCGTGGCCGGGGTCTGGTTGGCCCGGTGCAGCGTCATCCAGCCAAGGTTCGTGCTCGGCGCGTCATAGCCGGCATAGTTCACCAGCCGCTCGGTGCCGACCACGTTGCTGGTAGGCCACATCGGATTGACCGGCGTCGGCGGCGCACTCCACGCAACCGGTGGCGCATAGCGTGGCGCGCCGCTGGTGACGCCTGGCAGCGCCTCGACACCAGGGTCGAGCATATTGCCCCGAGCGCGCAGTGCGGCCAGCCAGGCCTCCAGCGCGTCGGGTGACGCCGTCAGCAGTGCATTGTCCGAGGCCATTGTGCTAGAACGTTACCATGATGCGCGAAATGCCTTGGCCCGCGGCCCTGCTGCTTCTGGTCTTCTACCTGGCCGCGATCGGGCTGGGCGGCTATGTCTTCTGGCTGGCCGGCGCCATCAGGTAATTGCCCCGACCGTCCCACCGGTTCGCCTCGGGGCCACAGCGTAGGACGCGATGCTGCGCTGCGTCCCTTCCGGCGGACGTTCTACTGCGTCAGGTGATGCACCAGCCCCAGGCCGGATGCCATGCGCTCCGGTTGTGCCGGGTGAACTCGCTGTCGATCCACGCATAGGCTGAAGCAGCCTCGCTCACCCCGTTACGCGCCGCCACCGCCAGCGCCGCACGCACATACTGTGCGTATCCCACCGAGCCGCTGGTTTCGTTGTAAAGCTCGTTCATCCCACTTGGATCGGACGGCATGTGCGGCACGTCTTCCGGGTGCATCGCCACAGCTCGCATCGCCGCCTCGAGCCACGACAGATAGGTTGGCCCGACCAGCACCTGGCCCGCTGCATGCGCCACCGGAGCGGTGCGCTCGACCTCCCACAGCGCCGTATCGCTCTTGTCGATGACCAGCATAGTTTCGCTCTGGCATTTAACCTGGAAAGGTTCCACGGGCCACGGCCCGCCACCATACTTATCGACCGGGACAAACGTGTCTGCCTCGGTGATAGCCGCTGTCAGGCTGCATGTATATACGAGGCCTGTGTTGTAGGGACATGGCGCGGAGCGCGGCCATGCCTCGCCGTTGGTCCGGTTGATCTCCGAATCGATCTTCCAGGCCAGCACCTCAAACCACTCATCGAAGCCAAGTTGCGCGCACATTCCATAAACCAGGCTTTCCATCGCACACTGCCAAAACACGGCATAAGTGCCGGAGGGGTGCGCCGGAGTGCCCTGCGATCCACCGAATTGCCGGGCGCGGAACACCGACAGGATCGGGTTCGGGTCCGCCATGTCCTTCAGCGCCTCAGCGCGCACCCCCTCCATGTGCGCATGGAACACTGACTTAGGCAGCAACCAGCGCGGCGGATCGTCCGGCGATGCTACGGCGGCGTAGAGCTTGTTGCGGAGCGGCCAGGCGCCGTATCTACCGCCATATGTATATCTGCCCTTCGCCGGCTCGCCCAGAATCTCAATGTTGGATTGGAACTGGAGCGCCTCCAGATAGTACGGATCACCCGTCAGCAGCCACGGCAGGTAGCTGCACGCCGGACTGTGTCCGCTGTCATAAGCAACGATGCCCTTGGTCAGCGGCACAATCGGATCACCGCCGTTGGTGTAGCTGGTTAACGTTGGCCAATCGTTGGCCAGATCGAGCGGCGCGCCCGTCTCCGGATCACGCAGATGCATGCTGATGGTGCCCGACGCCTCGCCCTGGGCAATGACGGTTTCGGCATTATTCCCTTTGCACAAATATTGCGCCTGCCAACCAGTCATGATGCCGATGTCGGCGCGATCGCCGGTCCACCCCATGCCGGTGACCATGCCGCTGAAACCCATGACGCTGTAGGTCTGCGGCGCCAGGTCGGCGATGAACTGGCCTAGCGTCGTGCCGTCATAGTGCGGCACCAACCCCGACTGGATCAGTGTCTGACGGTCAACCCGCACCGGTCGTGGCGCAGACTGCCAGCGCCACCTGGCATACCAGGGATGCGATGGCACGGCGATCGTGGCAACCAGTTCATCACCGTCCCAAATCTCGGCCTCGTATTCGCCCAGATTGGCTGGCGTCAGCGAGGCCACCAGGGGCACGCCAAGCTCGACGATCACCTCTTGTCGGGAACCATCAGCGTCAGGCCTGAACCACACCGTCAGCCCAGGCAGCGCGTCGTCCTGGCGGGGCGCACGGTAGCAGTGTTGGGTGAACATGCCGCCCGGGTCGACGTAGTCCCCCAGGTTCTCGGCCCCCGCCTCCTCATAGACAGTCTCGCCGGATGCGGCGCGGATGACGACGGCCAGCCCCTCGCCTGGCTCCGGCTTGGGCGGTTCAGGCGTCGGCAGCGCGTTATCGATGATGCCGCCTGGCAGCCCGATCTCGATCGGCGGCGTGGTGCCGGCAGCCTGCTCCAGCACCGCCACCCTGGCGTTCAGATCGGCGATCGCCTGCTCGTGCTCGGCGAGCATGTCGTCAGTGGCATCAGCCCGCATCTCGAGGGATGCAACCCGCTGCTCGAGCTGCGCATCGCTCACTGGAGGCTTACCCACTACACGCTACGGCGACGCACAGCAGCGATGCCGAGCAGACCGAGGCCGAGGAGGCCCAGGGTGGCCGGCTCTGGCACCGCGGCTGCGGTCGTCACCATGCTTTGGTTAAAGCCCGTAATGCTGCCGCCTGTGATCAGCGCCAGCGACGCCCCCTCAGTCATGCTGAACGAGTCGCCATCAACGAACGCCGCAACGTTGCTGCCCGCGAAAGAATCGGGATTGGTGGTCGCGGCCCCGCTGACGCTCTCCAGCAGGATGCCAGGCGTGTTGGTCGGGTTGGCGCCCTGCACGTTGGCCGCGTCTGCCCAGAACTTCAATGTGCTGTCCGGCGCGCCGACGTTGTCGTTGAAGGTGAGGCTGCCCGAGTTGGTCACGAGACTGACCGGCCCGACGTAGTCGGTCTGGCTGGCCAGCAGGGTGACAACGATCGGCGCCCCCGACTGGTTCTCGATGTTGCTCGAGGACATTTGCAGCGAGTTGCTGGCGCCGCTGGTGCTCTGCACGAGGGTGATCTGCACAAAGGCGCCGCCCACCAGCGTATTGACGGTCAGCAAGTTATTCGCCCCGCCGGACAAATCACAACCCAACTGCCCATCGGCACACGTAAAGGTCGAGCCGTTCGCCCCGATGCTCAATTGCAGGGTGGCGTGAGCCGGCGGCACGAAGGCGAAGCTGGCGGTAGCGATGGCGGTAGCGGCGAGCAGCAACGTGCGCATGGCGTGGCCTCCTGGGTTAGGGTTATGATGATCATGCCGCTTTCACAGCGTCAGCGGCAACTGTAACCATCGATCAGACTTGGCGGCCTTGGGATACATCCAGGGCCGCCATCTTTTTATCGATCGCTGCCTGCATCGCCGCGCGGAACCAGCCGGCGACGAACATTTGACGCTGCGCATCGGTACGCACCGCGTCCGCATCTACAATTGCATATGCAGCAAGGAAGTTGCGCGCCCAGGCGTCAGGATCGAGGTCGTCGTTCACTTCTTCTTCTTGCCCCGCTTGCGTCGCGGCTTGAGGTCGGGTCCGCGCTTGCCCACGCCATTACTCTGCGGCCCATAAGTAACTGTTGTATTATTGCTGCTGCCGTTAGTCGGCAAATACTGGCCGGCACGCACGTCAGCCATGATGGTTTCCAGCGTGCTGGCGAGCTGCGACCAGGCTGCGGCGAAGCGCGAAAACGCCATGGCGCGCAGCTCCGGATCATCGGGCAACGGCGCCTCGATCGAGGCCTGGATTTTCTGCGGCGTTGTGTTGATGCCCACCTATTCCTCGACGGTTTCATCGGTAACTATGAACGAAACCACATTAGTTTCATCTGCATCTATCGTGATCGGCTCTGGCGAAGTTGCGTCTGCCCATCTGAAGTCTACCGCAATCGGCGCACCACCCTCACCGGTCAATTGCAACGGCAGTATCTTGCCGATCAGCATCATGAACGATGCCGGCGTGTCGATCGCGCGCGCGGCGAGGTACTTGCGACCACCGACATCCGACAGAGCGCCCAGGATCAGCTCCTTAAGATCGGTCGTGATCTTGTTCGGAACGCCTGGCTTGCGACCAGCCCCCGGCTGTTTTCCACCTTTCCCAGCCATAGGTTCACAAAGATTGTTTTTCTATCATATTCCACACCATGAGACGATCACGGCTTCTGTCCCACGAGACAAGATTCGATGATACGCGTCAACATTGCATTCCTCGCCTCTACATTAGCGTTAAACGTCCACACAGCAAAACTGATAAACCCACAGTTGAGTAGCACGAGGATAATGAAAGCCGGAGGTAGTGCAGCGATGAGCTTTTCGCCAAGTGCTGTCAGCGACACGACGGCTCACAATCTGCCCATGAGCAGCATGATCACCAGCACGATCAGAATAATGCCGACAATACCGATGCCACCGCCATAGTAACCGCCATACGGCGAACCACCCCAGTTGCCGCGATAGCCATAGAACCCGCCGAACAGGGCAGGACAAGCAGCACGATGACGATCACCCAAAGCGGCGACATGGCAACCACCTCCTCAGAGCCGGTGCAGCGCGTCGAGCGGGACAGTCACCTGGCGCAGCCCGCCCAACAGCAAAATGGCGACGCTGGCTGTTGAGCGGCGCAGCTTGACGATGACGCCCTGGTGTCCCTCGAGCGCAGTGCCCGCGCCGAGGCTCACAGCGTCACCTGGCGCATACAGCGCCCGTGGTGCCTCGAGGGTGCGACGACCATCCTCGGTCGCCACCAGCGCCTCCACGGCGCCATCAGGACAGGCGATCGGCAGGTTCCCCACCCGCACCAGCGAGGCGACACCGAGCGTGTGCAGCACCGGCCGCCACGGATCACGCGTCGCGTCGAACCGTACGAAAAGATACCTAGGGAACAGCGGCACCTGCACGGCGTGCCACATCGAGCGCACCACCCGGTCCCGCTGCCGGACGGCGAGGAGGGGCAAATACGCCTGATAGCCTTGCCGATCGAGGTGTTGTGCGGCCCGCCGCTCCGCCTGCGGGTGGCTCATCACGACGTACCACGACGCCCTGCCACCACCACGGCTACCGCACGGCGTGGTAGCCGACCCATTGGCTGCCACACCGCATGTTGTGTCCACAACTCAAAGGGTTAACCCCCGACCAGACCACACGTCAAGCCATTGCTCAAAAGTCCCGACCGACTTTTGAGCAGCCTCAGCGTAGGCTGCTACGCCCAGCTTCGCGATGTGGCCTGGCGGAGGGGCCGAGCGCAGCGAGGCGGCGCGCAGCGCCACCCCCTCCGCTAGGCCACATCATGCAGCTCCGGCATGTCATCCGTGGCCCAGTCGTGTGCCCACGACTCGCCACGTCTGGTCAGCGGCTGCACCCGAGCGCCTGGCCAGGCCAACTTGGCTGCGGTGATCTGCTCGAGCTGCGGCAGCACGCAGGCCAGCTCCTCCAGCGACCAGACCACCCTCTCCCGGGCGTCAGGAAGCCGCCCTGCGGCGTGCGCCGCCGCCGGGGTCTTGACCACCACCAAGACCCTTCCGTCCGCCAGAGGGGCCTCCCAGGCGTCGCACGGCAGTGGTTGCCAGCCGCGCGCCTCCGCCTCCTGCTGCATCCAGCCGATCGCCGAGATGATCTTGGGCGCCAGCCGCTCCACGTCCTCGGCCACACCGAGCCGCACCGCCTCGGCGTAGCGACCCCAGCCTTCCTTCCAGGCCAGCAGCGTAGCGGCTGAGACGAGGCCCTCGACCCGGCCGACGCCCCAGCGCTCCTCACAGGCCCTGGCAGCCGCATCGACCGGCACCATGGCCGCGGTCACCCGCTCGCTCTCGGTGATCATGCTGCCCGCCCGACCCGCGGCGTCAGCTCCACCCGGCGCTGATTAACGCTAACAGCGAGCCGCTCCCACAGCTCCGGGTCAGCCGCCTTCAGCGAGTCGCTCTGCACCCGCCGCACCGTCACCTCCCGCACCACCACCGACCAGTCCGCGCCGATCCGCGCCGAGGGGTCAGCCAGCAGCACCTGGCGCAGCGACTCCTCCTCCGCCTGCAGCTCCTTCAGCCTGGCCCGCACCTCAGCCAGCCGATCCGGCACCGCCTTCTGATCCTCACTCATCGCCACCCGCTCCTTCTCTTTTTTGAGAAAACACATCGGCCACCGGCAAGCTTCACCCGGCTTCAAAGCTTCAGGCTTCAGCACCCCCCCGTAGGGGGCTGAAGCTTTGAAGCCGGGTGAAGCCAGGCCCCAAAAGCTTCACTTGAAGCCGAAAAACGTGTTTTGAAGCTTTGAAGCTGTTCAACGATTCCAGTCACTTAGCCGAACACCCCCATGACACCTTTGATAAAAGACAAATGTGCACGCCCTTTTTTCAGTTATCGCCTGAATCACCCCGAAAATCCCGTCTCATTTTTTGAATCAGGGAGGTATTCCAGCCGTTCCCAGGTCGCTTTGGCGACTGCTGCCGGCACATGATCGCGCCACCACGGCTGGTCCATCAGGGCCAGATGCGCGGCGCGATAGGGCAACCCTGCCATCACATCGGCGACCTCAACGGCACCCAGTTCGAGGGCAGCGAAGTCCGGCACCGGAGCCTCCGGCCACCCCCGCATCGGGTAATGCTCGGTTGCCCAGGCGATCACGCTGGCGACAGCAAGACTAACGCGCAGCCAGTTCCGTGGCGCACCATGCAGCACATACCGGGTGAACCGCGCAGGATCGTAGACCACGGCCGGCGGCACCCTTGAGATGTCCACCTCGATGGCTGCCAGCCCAGTGTCGTGGATCAGTCGCCGCTTCGCATCGTCCACCTGGTGCCGGTAGCGCACCTCGACAGCGAGGTCCGCAGCCTCAGCCCCGGTCTGCACCAGCACATCCACCACGAAGCCCGCAAACCGCGCCTCCAGAACCGGCGCGGCGTAGGCCACCACCTGCCCGCCAGGCAGGCTGACCTCCCTGGCATCGAGCAGAATCTGCTGGGCAAAGCTGTGCGCGTCGCTCATCAGGCTGCCGCTGCAGCCGGCCCCGGAGCCGAGATGGCGAAAGTACCACACCCGTTCCTGACCATGCGCGGCGACGAATGGCTGTCCGCAGGTAAGGCAGACCACATTGGCAGCGCGTCCGCGCTGCGCGTCCTGCACATGCACCAGCCGGCCATCCGGCCCGCGTCCGAGAGGATGCAGTACGTCAGCCATTACACATCACCCCACACCCCGTATTGGCCACAGATGGATGCTGCGTCGGCCCAGACGACGCATGACGATAAGCCGCTTGATGATGCGGCGCAGTGTCTGCAGGCATGCCCGCACTTCCTTCTGCTCATCCGGCGCGCCGTTTCGCATAAGGTACTCCGTCCGTACCATGTCGAGCGTCACGCACCACCCGCCACCCTCCGGGTATCCACCATCCTCGTCCGGCATCGCCTCACGGGAGTGCTCGCTGGCCAGCAGCTCATCGACCATCTCCAGCACCAGTTTCTGGTCGTCAGTCAGCCCCTTGCCTGCGAGCGCGGCATCCTCTGCCGCGGCCTCCTCCGCAACCGCCTGCCCACCGATCGGCACCAGTACCAAGGACGACCGCTCATCCGGCGGCAGTAGGCTATGGGGTGGCATAGGTCGCGGCGGCAGTTCCACCTTCACCATGTCGAACGCCATGTCAGCCGCCGGCTCCGCGTCTTTCTGATCGACGTTCCGCACCACCACCCGTGAGGAGCGCGCCCGCCTGGTCACCGAGAAAGACGCCTCGACGGCGCCGCGCAGGGCTGTCGAGCCGCGCATGCCCTTCTTTTCGTCCTTGCCCATGTGATGGATCGGCACCACCGCACAGTGCAGCTCTGCCTGCACCTCGCCGCCTGCCGCGATCACCAGCCCCAGATGCTGCGCCGAGTTCTCGTCGCCGCCTGGCATCCCGCGGGCCAGCGTGTCGATCACCACCATCGCCACCCGCACGCCGGCTGGCACCACGGCCCGCACCGCCGCAATCAGCGCCGCTGCGGCGCCAGGCTCCAGGAAATTAATCGCACGGCGGATGAAGTAGAACGGCAGCTCCGGCCGCATGGCCAAGCCAGCCGCCGTCATCGCTGCCTCGATCCGGTCGCCCATGCCGCCAATGCCTTCAGCGGCGATGTAGACCACGGCACCCTGCCGGACGGCCCGCCCGTGCCATGCCAGGCCGGCGACGATATGCACCGCCCAGGCCAACACGAGGAACGTCTTGCCCGACTTCGGCTCGCCGTAGACCACTGACAGTCCCTCGGCCGGTAGCAGCCCCTCCACCAGGAAGCCTGGCGGCTCGAGCGAGAGCACGTCGAGGTAGTGCAGCAGCTCGATCGCCGCGCCGCCTGTCCGCCCAGGCGCCGGCCCCGGCTGGTCCCACCCCTCAGCTCCAGACGGATCAACCCCAGGCTCCGGCTCAAACTGCTTCCGAAACGCCCCCTCGACCGCTCGCCACACCTCGACCAGCGTCTCTTCCAGGGTATACCCAGGCTGCCGGAAGCTCTCCGCCGCAGCCAGAATCTCGCGCGCGGTCCAGCCGCGGCTGACCCAGTGCCCGACCAGCGCCACCATCGAATTGTGCCAGCCTGGCGCCCCCGCCCGCACTAGCCGCAGCACCTCGTCCCACCGCGACAGGGTGGCCAGCATCCCCTCAGGCTGTACAGGGACAGAGGCGGGCGCTGCCTCCTCGCCGAGCCGCAGGAACGAGCGCAGCGAGGCCACCGGGTGCGCCAGCGGCCGCCCATCGGTGTATTGCACCAGCATGGTCAGCTCCGGCACCCGCCCCGGCTTGACCGGCCAGGCGATCGTGCCAGGCAGCCGCATCAGCCGCGTCGGGTTCACCACCGCGGGGTCGCCGCCGTAGAGCCGCCATAACCCCTGGTTGAGCTGCCGCACATTCTCCGGCCCGACCAGCGGCTCGGAGCAGCGGAACCACAACTGCGCCCGCTCGTAAGGCACGCTGCCGGTCAGCACGCGGCATGTCGGCCTAAACATCGACACGACCTGCCGCGCCCGCTCCATCTGCTCCGGCGTGTCCAGGTCGCCCCACAGGCCAGGCGCCTGCACCATGTCGGCATCACGGGTGAACCCGCCGTCAGACCGGACGCGCACCGTCGCCGCGCGAATGTACATCGACTGCCCCGGCGCCAGGTTCTCGACCACAGCGGTCGCCGTCAGCTCCGCCACGCTGTCCAATGCGAACTGTCGGAAGTGGATCAGCCCGCGCCCGCCAGGATCGAGCCAGCCGATCTCCAGCGCGCCTGCGGTGCAGAACGCAAACCAATGCTGAACAAATGCGGTGATCTGCTCGGCATCCGGCCGCAAATCGCAATCCGGCCCCGCGTAGGGTTGCCCGACCATCGACAACCCCCCCTATTGCTGCGTCGCAGAATATTCCATATGTCGTCCGCTCGTGTGTGTGATCGCGACACGACTACGCCTCCCCTGATTGGGGGGTGTGTCGCGCCGGTAGCATTCCCTCCCCCGCATCCAGTCGCCAGAGCTGCGCGGGGGAGGGAAACCTACATCACCAGGATACCGGCATGCCACCCGGCGCAGGTGTCGCTGCAGGCTGCGCCACGGCCGGCTGGGACGCCGCTACGGGCGCAGGCGCCACATCCCACGGCATCGCCGCCCCATTACCCGGAGCCGCCTGTGGAGCCGCCTGTGGCGGCGCTGGCGGGGGTGTCGGTGGAGCCGCTACTGGCGCTGCCACCGGCCTTGCTGCCGCTGTCGCTGGTGGTAGTGGTGGTGGCTGGATCGCCCCCACAGTGACCGGCCCCAGATCGTCTGGACGTGGCGCCCACGCCACGATCACCAGTTGTGGCGAATAATTAGTGATGTTGCCCTGCGGCCCGCGCGTGGTGACCGGCAACGTGCCGGTCAGTTGCACCACCGGCATCATGCCCCGCTGCGATTCCGGTGCTGCCAGATAGGCAGTATGTAGCGCATCGAGCGGCCCCAGCACTGCTTTACTCGTGACCGCCAGCTCGCGCTTGCCACCGAAGTTCTTCGGCGAAAACAACTGCACGACGACGCCCTGCTTGTAGTCCCCCGAGGGCCGGGGCGGCAGCGGCGAACCGAGCGGCACAGTCACGAAGTCGGGCCGCGGCGCGAACGTCAGCCAGCCCACCTGAATGGTGCCGAAATCGATCATGAACACCGGCTGCATCGCCGTCACATCATCCAATTTGGTCTCCCACCCGTTGATGCCCTGCACCCGCTCCACAACGTGCATGCGCCCTGCTCGCGCATCCCAGCGCACCTGCGGCGTAAACTCACCGGAACCCGAACCAACCGTTAAACCAAAAGCCACGACAAATACTCCCACAAACGCCGGCCATTAGCGCCGCCGGCAACGCGCATCAGGCTGCGGTTGCAGCCTCATCCAATACGATCCAGCCTCGCCGCTGCGCGCAGGTCAGGCACCAGCCGCGCATCGGCACACCCTGCCGGATCAGCAAACCA